AACAGAATCTTAAAATAGATTGGGAATTGGCCAAACATCTCGCCGTCAAAGATCCCAAAGCACGTTCTATCGTGGAACGCTTTGATCCTGCGAGAACATTCGTTAATTACAACTTGTTTGGAGCAGTAACGGGACGTTTGGCAACTCACCCTGACTCCTTTCCAATCATGAATCTCAAGACGGAACACAGAAATATCTTGCTTCCAAAGAATGATTGGTTCGTTGAGCTTGACTATAACGGTGCAGAGATAAGAACTCTTCTATCTTTGACCAAGAAACCGCAACCACAAGAAGACATTCACGAGTTTCATGTTAAGGAAATCTATCGTGATATCACAACAAGAGCCAAGGCCAAAGAAAGATTTTTTGCATGGCTCTATAACCCCAACTCGGAGGACTACTTGACCGAACGTTACTATGACCGCCAGTCTATCCTGACCTCCTACTACAGGGGTGGGTGCGTACATACGCCTTTCGGGCGTGAGATTGAGACCGATGACTTCCATGCGCTCAACTATTTACTTCAAAGCTCGTCATCTGACAACTGCATGACTCAGGTCAACAAAGTTCACCGATTTTTGCGAGATAAGCGATCCAATGTTGCTTTCGCTATCCATGACTCGGTTGTGATTGACCTTGCTCATGGCGACAGAAACCTTCTGCCGCAAATCAGAGAGCTTTTTGAGGACACAACTTTAGGAAAATTCAAAGTTGGTGTCAAAATAGGCAAAAACATGGGCGAATTAAGGGAGTTTACATGGTAGTAATAGGTTTAGGCACCGCTGGTGCCAATGTCGCAAGACAGTTCAAGAAGTGGTCACAATATCGTATTGTTACACTAGAAGCGGGCAAGGAAATCCCTCTTCAAGAGACCGTAGAAGACTATGAGAAGAGCTGTCCGAGACTAAAAAGAAAAATTAAGAAAATTGATGATGAAGTTTGGTTCATCGTCGCAGGTTCAGCAAAGGTAGCAGGCTCAACACTTGCAATACTGGAGCAGATAAAAGAACACAAGATAAACTTGGTGTTCATAGCAGCAGACCCTATGTTTCTGTCTGCTAAAGCGAGACTAAGAGAGAGAGTAACTATGGGCGTACTTCAGCAATATGCTAGATGCGGTCTATTGAACTCCATCTATTTGGTTTCAAACAAACATGTCCTTGATATCTTGGACGGGGTGCCTTTTTCTGAGGCAAACGATAAGATAAATGAAGCAGTGGCATCTATGATACACTATTTTAATATTTATCAAAAAACTCAACCACTTATGGGCTCCAAGATGGAACCAAAAGTGATTTCCCGCATTAGAACCTTTGCAATGGTCGATGCAGAAAAAAGTTTAGAAAAATCGTTTTTTTCCCTTGACAACATCACTGAAACGTGTTATATTTATAATATCAAAAAGACAGAAAAGTCTAATGATAAAAAGATCGAAAAGATCAAAACTATGATGCAAGCTAAGGAGAAATCATGCAAAACATCATTCGCAATGTATACGACAGAGTACGAACAAAGTTTCTGTCACGCAATACTAATGACTCATTACATACAACAGGAGGAACAATGAATCAATCTAAAACATACACAGGCACCTTTACCAAGCGTAACGGACAAACTCGCACCATGACTTTTGTCAAGGGAGCAGATATTCCACAATCTTTCCGTGGAAGCGGAAAACCACCTCGGCTTTCCCAAGGCGAAGAAATCGTTTATGATGTCAATGCCAAAGGATATCGAGTGTTCAACCACAATACAGTTGTTGGACAAGTAACACAAAATAATGTGACTTTTTCATTTGACAAAATCTCATAACGTGTTATATTAATAAAACAGTGGGGGGCGACATTGAGCCCCCCAACTTTAGGGTGAATCCCCAAAAAGACCATTAACTATAGGAGACAACATTATGGCTTTAAATTTAGATGCAATGCGAGCTAAGCTCGAACTTTCCCGCAACGGTGGAAAGAAACAACAAGACTCCACCAAGTGGCGTCCGGAAGAGGGTGATCAAACTATTCGCATTCTTCCAACTTCTGATGGCGATCCTTTCAAGGAATTCCATTTTCACTATAACTTAGGCAAGAATCCCGGTATTCTTTGTAATAAAAGAACTCATGGCGAAGACTGCCCAATTTGTGACTTTGCTTCAAAACTGTGGCGAGACGGTGTCGATAACAACGACGACCGAGCTAAGCGAGAAGCTAAAAAAATGTTTGCTCGTAAGCGATACTATTCACCAATCCTTGTTCGAGGAAAAGAGTCCGAGGGCGTTAAGGTTTGGGCGTATGGCAAGCAAGCTTATGAGAATCTTCTAGGCCTTGTGCTTGATCCTGATTATGGTGACATCACAGATCCTGAGACTGGAACCGACATAGTTCTTAACTACACAGTTCCGGGCACCCCGGGCTCGTTCCCAAAGACTCAACTGAAACCAAGGCGAAGACCATCAGTCTTGTGCGACGATATGGTAGAAGATTGTGCTCAACTATTGGAAAGTATTCCGGACATTGGATCTCTTTTCGATAAAAAGACAACTGAAGAGGTTCAGTCTCTGTTAGATGAATATCTTTCGACTGATAACTCCTCCGAGTCCAACTCTAGTGAGACACGAAAATACAATACTTCGTCAACATCAAAAGTTGATCAAGCTTTTCAAGAGTTGATGGGGGCATAGTCCAATACCGCAGGTAGGCATGGGTTACAGATGCCTTATTATATTATTCGGAGGAAAAAATGAATATTAAAAACGGACAAAAAGTTACCATCCATTATGTTGGTAAACTCAAAGATGGTACAGTGTTTGACAATTCTCGTACCAACAACAAACCCTTATCTTTTACAGTTGGCGAAGGCAAAGTGTTGCCGGCTTTTGAAAAGGCTGTCTCAAATATGAACGTAGGAGAGACAAAAACTATCTTACTAGAGGCTACAGAGGCATATGGAGAAATAAATCCTGACGCCGTAAGAATTGTGCCCAAAGCTCAGTTCGGTACTACGGACGACTTAGAGATTGGCGCTATGGTTAGAGGTCAATCACCAGATGGTAATCCAATTCATGCAACCGTTAAGTTAATTGAAAGCGATGCAATCATATTGGACTTCAATCACCCACTTGCTGGTAAAAACCTAGATTTTGAGGTAGAGTTGCTAGACATTGCAGAGCTAACTGAGGAGACTCAAGATGACGATTGATACACTAAACGATCAGAACTTTGACTCTGTAACCAGCGATGGTGTAACTTTGGTGGATTTCTATGCAGATTGGTGTGGCCCTTGTAAAAGGATGTTACCAGTGGTTGAATCTGTAGCTAGTTCCCTTGGGGACACAGTTAAAGTAGTAAAGGTCAATGTAGACCAAAGCCCTTTGACTTCTCAGAAGTTTGGTATAAAAACTATTCCAACTTTTGCTTTGGTCAAGGATGGGCAAATAGTTTCTAAACTTATAGGATCTAAGCCGGAATCAGAGCTTCTGGCATTTGCAAGCTCTACCTAACAACGGAGGTGAATAATTGGGAAAAGTAGTACAAATGAAAAAGAAACCCGGAAAGATGGATCTAGACGCAATCAGAAAGTTGATCAACAAATCAACCGGTATGAACGTAGCTCATGATCTCACTAAAGATAACCCAACTGCTGTGAAGCAGTGGATACCAACTGGCTCACGCTGGTTAGATTCGATTATATGTAGGGGAAAAATGGCTGGCATCCCCGTGGGTAAAATCACAGAAATCGCTGGCCTATCAGCAACTGGTAAGTCTTTTATGGCTGCACAGATTGCTGGCAACGCTCAAAAAATGGGCATGCAAGTAGTTTATTTTGATGCAGAGTCTTCGCTCGATCCCTCCTTTTGGGATCGTGCTGGCTGTGATCCCGCAAAAACAATCTACACTCAAGCTGTTTCGGTAGAAAAGGTACTGGGCACCATTGAAGACTTGATGTCTGCCTCGCCAGAAACACAGTGGTTGTTTATTTGGGACTCAATAGCAGCAACTGCATCGGAAAAAGACATTGAGGGCGACTTTAATCCTCAATCAAGCATGGCAGTAAAGCCACGCATCTTCGCAAAGGCGTTTCCAAAGCTTACTATACCGTTGGCCAATCAACAGTCTACATTGGTTTTGATTAATCAATTGAAGACCAACATTACCAGCAATATAGCAGAAGCGATGACAACACCGTTTGTGGCTCCCGGAGGCAAAGCAATAGAATATTTCTGTTCGCTCCGAGTGTGGCTCACAAAGCGAAAAGCCAAGAATGCTTTTGTAACTGACGACAGCGGATTCCGCATTGGTTCCGAGGTCAAGGTCAAGTTAGAAAAGTCAAGATTCGGTTCCGAAGGGCGAATTGCAACATTTAAGATCCTGTGGGGCTCAGATGTTGGTATTCAAGACGAAGAAAGTTGGTTGACAGCAATTAAGCTATCAGGCACAGACCGGATGAAGCAAGGTGGATCTTGGTACACCTTGGTTGATAAAAAAGGCAAGGAGCATAAGTTCCAAGCTTCAAAGTGGACAGAGAAACTTAAAGACGATAAATTCCGTGAGGTTGTATATGATATCATGGATGAGGTAATTATCCATAGGTTCGATCAGACCGCAACTGAAATCGACTTAGGTGAAGAAGAATAAAATAATAAATTTACTTGACAAAACCCTGCCTCCATGTTATATTCTAACATGGAGGTTTTTTTATGGAGGAACAAATGAAGAAAGTAATATTGATTGATGCACTAAATCTATTTATTAGAAACTATGTGGTCAATCCAACGATGAACCCCAAAGGTATGCCGATTGGAGGATGCATTGGTTTTTTGAAATCATTGCAGAAAATATGCAGAATCCTACAGCCTGACCAGATTGTTGTCTGTTGGGATGGGATTGGAGGCTCTGCTAGAAAGAAGGCAATAGACAAGGATTACAAAGCTGGTCGCAAACCCTTACGCTTTAACAGAAGGATGATCAAGCTTGATCCCGAACTACAAGAACAAAATAAAGTATTTCAACAAATAAGGCTCTATGAGTATCTCAATGAGATGCCAATAATCCAAGTTGCGATTGATGGTATTGAAGCGGATGACATCATAGGTTATATCGTTAACCAAGACTATTATAATGGTTGGGAGAAGATTATTGTATCAAGCGATAAAGATTTTTTCCAACTAGCCTCAAGTGATATAAAGGTGTATCGACCGATACAAAATAAGTTTATCACAGTTGATGAGCTATTAGAGACAGATAAGATTCACCCGAACAACTATGCTCTGGCCCGTGCCATTGTAGGGGATAAATCAGACAACTTGCCCGGGATTAAAGGTATAGGCATGAAGACAGTTGCCAAGAGCTTTCCACTGTTGATTAAAGAACAACCAGTGTCAGTTGATGAGTTTATAGAACTTAGCTCTAAACAAGAAACCTCGGTGCAAAAGAAAATCTATGAAAGCGCTTCTTTGATAGATAAAAATTATGATATGATGCAGTTATATAATCCAAAAATAAGCTTGACTAACAAACAGTCTATTGACTTTCAGATTGAAAATTTTGATTTTTCTTTTGTAAAGCTAAATGTTACCAAGCTTCTATTTGAAGATGGACAAGGGTCGGTCAATTTTAACCCACTATACACACTGCTGAAGACGCACACTAACATACTGGAGATTAAATGAAAATAATATACAATAGATCAAGATTGCTCAAAGAGTGTGAACTGCTTTATAACCCAATGGTCATTTATGTTAATGAGTTCACAAATAAATCCGCCAAGGAGTTCTCTCAAAAAATAGCAATAGCACACAATACCGGCCAGCCCATAATTCCAATCGTTATTGATTCGTATGGAGGTGAAGTATATTCTCTTATGAATATGATATCAGAAATTGTCAATTCTGACCTTCCAATCATGACTATTGCCCAAGGAAAAGCAATGTCTTGTGGAGCAGTTCTTCTTTCATTTGGTGATGATGGTATGAGATATGCCGACCCAAATGCTACAATCATGATACACGATGTAGCTTCTGGCGCCTTTGGCAAGGTTGCAGAATTAAAGTCAGATGTCAAAGAAGCTGAGAGGTTAAATAAAAAAATCTTCTCGATGGTTGATGTGAATTGTGATCAGCCCAATGGCTTCTTCATGAAAAAATTAAAAGAGAAAGATAGAGCAGATTGGTACTTGACTGCAAAAAAAGCAAAAAAGTTCAATCTTGTCAACCACTTACGAGTACCAACATTTACAGTTGACGTAGAAGTTAAGATGAAAATAAAATAATTTTTTATACTTGACAAACATCTTGGATCGTGTTATATACTTATATTAGGTTTTGGAGGAAACTATGGCTAATCAAACGGAGACTCTTTCCCGTTTCGGGAAATCGTTTCAAGAGAAGCTTTGCCAGCTAATCTTGGAAGACAGACCTTTCTGTGATCAAATCTCAGAGGTCTTAAATATTAATTTTTTAGAATTGAAGTATCTGCAAGTATTTGTAGAGACTATCTTTGGGTATCGGAATAGATACAAAACACACCCGTCATATGAACTAATGGCAACAATGCTCAAGTCGGGTCTTGCTCATGAGAATGAAGCTATCAAAAAGCAAGTTCGAGAGTATTATGCCAGAATTATGTCAGGCTCAGTTGAGGGCCAAGACTATATTAAAGAACAAGCTATTGACTTCTGCAAAAAGCAGGTTCTCAAGGAGGCTATGATCAAATCGGTCAAACTCCTTAAGACCTCATCATATGATGAAATCCAGAAAATCATCAATGATGCTCTTAAGTTGGGTGTTGAGAATAACTTTGGTCATGATTATTTAAAAGACTTTGAACAAAGGTTCGTACTCAAGCCCCGCCATCCCGTTTCTACAGGTTGGGATCGAGTTGACGATCTCTGCAAAGGTGGACTCGGACGTAGAGAACTTGGAGTTGTCATTGCCCCAACTGGAGCCGGAAAGTCAATGGTACTTTGTCATCTTGGCTCAACAGCCATTAAAGAAGGAAAGACCGTTGTGCACTACACTTTGGAGTTGGCAGACACTGTCGTCGGTCAGCGATATGACTCGTGCATAAGTGGCGTCCCTCTTGGAGATTTGCTAAGAAATAAAGAAAAAGTTTTTGATGTTGTCCAAGACTTAGAAGGTGAACTAATTATAAAAGAATATCCAACAAAGTCAGCCTCAACCTCAACAATCAAGAGTCATCTTGAAAAATTGAGAAAGCGCTCCATAGAGCCCGACATGATCATTGTCGATTATGCTGATTTGTTAAAACCGGTAAAGTCAAGCGGTGAAAAGAGGCACGAATTGGAAAACATATATGAAGATTTAAGGGCGATTGCTCAAGTGTATAACTGTCCCGTCTGGACAGCTTCGCAGACAAACCGATCTGGCTTGAATGCAGAGGTTATCACAATGGAGTCTATCTCCGAGGCATTCAACAAGTGTTTTGTGGCAGACTTTATCTTTTCATTGTCTCGGACCATTCAAGACAAACAAGCAAACAAAGGCCGTGTATTTGTGGCCAAGAACAGAAACGGACCCGATGGCCTTGTCTTCCCGGCTTTCATCGACTGGTCAAGCATTTG